CGTTCAGAGATGAAGCTAAGTTATCTTTATTTAATCTAACTAAAATATACGAGCAGATAGATTATAACGAAGACATGAGAAATAAAACCTTAGTAACGCAAGGTAATTTCCAATGGACTGGAGGAGTAAAAGATACAACAGTTAATTTTATACCAGAAAACAATGGTAGGTTTTTAGTATCTTGGATTCCACCTGCAATATTACAAAATCGTGTAATAATAAAGAATGGAGTTAAACATCCAGGTAACGAGCACGTAGGTGCTTTTGGATGTGACTCATATGATATATCAGGTACAGTAGATAAGCGAGGTTCTAAAGGATCTTTGCACGGGCTTACAAAGTTTAGCATGGAAGAAGCTCCTTTTAATATGTTCTTTTTAGAATATATATCAAGACCTCCAACAGCTGAAATATTCTTTGAAGACGTGCTTATGGCTTTACATTTTTATGGTATGCCTATACTAGCAGAGAATAACAAGCCAAGGCTATTGTATTATTTAAAAAGAAGAGGTTATAGAAACTTCTCTATAAATAGACCTGACAAAACATTTAACAAGCTTTCAGTTGCAGAAAGAGAAATAGGTGGTATACCTAACTCTAGCGAGGATATTAAACAAGCGCATGCCGCTGCTATAGAATCTTATATAGAAGATCACGTAGGTTTAAAAGAAACTGAGTATGGTCAAATGTATTTTCAACGTACACTTGAAGACTGGGCTAAGTTTAACATAAACAATAGAACAAAGTTTGATGCGACAATAAGTTCTGGTTTAGCTATAATGGCTTGCAACAAAAACAAATACTCACCAGTGGCTGAAATAAAAAAAGAGCCAGTTAGTATTAATTTTACAAAATACGATAACACAGGTTATTAATAAAATAAATGGTTTATACTAATGTTAATAGTTCTTTTCCAAGTCAGGTAGTACCAGACGTAGAGAAAAATACTTATGATTACGGCTTAGCCGTAGGTAGAGCTATTGAAAACGAATGGTTTAGAGGTGACAAAGGTTTAGGAGCTGGTGGTCGTTTTGGTAATAGTTGGCAAGACTTTCACAGACTTAGACTATACGCTAGAGGCGAGCAAAGTGTAGCGAAGTATAAAGATGAACTATCTATCAACGGTGATTTATCTTATTTAAATTTAGACTGGAAGCCAATACCTGTATTATCTAAATTTGTAGATATTGTAGTAAACGGTATGACCGATAAAGGTTATGAAATAAAATCTTTTGCTTCAGATCCTTTTGCTATTAAGCAAAGAACTCAATTTGTTTTTGACGCTATAAAAGATATGCAGAGTCGCAAACAAATAGAAGCGTTAAACGAAGCTACTGGCCAAAACTTTTTTTCAAGTATAAATCCAGACGCGCTTCCGCAAAATGAGGAAGAGCTAGAGCTTTATATGCAATTAAGTTATAAGCAGTCTATAGAAATAGCTGAAGAGGAGTTAATTGATAATGTTTTAAATTACAACAAGTATGACGAAGTAAAAAAACGTCTTGCTTATGATTTAGTTGTATTAGGCATATCAGCTGTTAAAACGGATTTTAACTTAGCTAATGGTATTACTGTTGATTATGTAGACCCTGCTAATTTAGTTTATTCATATACAGAAGATCCTAACTTTGAAGATATTTACTATGTAGGTGAAATGAAATCAATGAGCCTACAGGAAGTTAAAAAGCTTTTCCCTTACTTAACAGATTCAGAATTAGAAGAAATACAAAAATATCCTGGAGACGCTAACTACACGCGTAATTACTATGGTCAAGATGATCAATACGACCAGGTTCAGGTTTTATTTTTTGAATATAAAACTTATAATAATCAAGTATTTAAAATAAAACAGACTGATCAAGGTCTTGAAAAAGCTTTAGAAAAACCAGATACGTTTGATCCACCTGAAAACGATAACTTTGAAAGAGTACATCGTGCTATAGAAGTTTTATACAGCGGTGCTAAAATACTTGGGCATGAGAAAATGCTTAAATGGGAGCTTGCCGAAAACATGACGCGTCCTTTTAGCGATCAAACTAAAGTACAAATGAACTACGCTATATCAGCACCTAGAATGTATAAAGGTCGTATAGATAGTTTAGTTAGCAAGTGTATTAGCTTTGCTGATATGATACAGCTTACACATTTAAAAATACAACAAGTACTATCACGAACAGTGCCAGACGGTGTATTTGTAGATGTTGATGGTTTAGCGGAAGTTGATCTTGGTAATGGTACAAGTTACAATGCTCAAGAAGCTTTAAATATGTACTTCCAAACTGGTAGTATTGTAGGTAGAAGTTTAACACAAGACGGTGATCCTAACAGAGGTAAAGTACCTATTCAAGAATTACAAACGTCTTCTGGTATACAAAAAATACAAGCGTTAACACAAACGTATCAGTATTATTTACAAATGATACGTGACGTAACCGGGCTTAACGAGGCTAGAGACGGTAGTCAACCAACTAAAGATGCTTTGGTAGGTTTACAAAAATTAGCCGCTGCTGCTTCTAACACAGCAACAAAACACATACTTCAGTCGCTTATGTATTTAACGATAAGAGCTTGTGAAAATATAAGCTTAAAAGCTAGTGATATGCTTAGCTTTCCTCTTACTAAAAACGCTTTAATTAGTTGTATAAACCAATACAACGTAGGTTCTTTAGAAGAGATAGAAAAACTAAACATGCATGAGTTTGGTATATTTTTAGAGTTAGAGCCAGACGAAGAAGAACAACAAATGTTAGAGCAAAATGTACAGATAGCTTTACAGTCTGGAGGAATAAATTTAGAAGATGCTATAGACATTAGACAAATTAAAAATATTAAATTAGCTAATCAATATCTAAAACAAAAACAAGCTGAAAGAGCTGAGGCTGCTGCTATGGCTCAACAGCAGAATATACAAATGCAGGCGCAAGCAAACGCGCAGGCTTCAGAGCAAGCAGCTTTAGCAGAGGTGCAAAAACAACAAGCTCTTACAGAAACAAAACTACAGCTTGAGCAAGGTAAGTCTCAGTTTGATATACAAAAAATGGAACTTGAAGCTCAAATAAAACGTCAGTTAATGGAGCAAAAGTTTCAGTATGATATGCAGCTAGCTAAATTAGAAGTAGAAGCTCAAAAAGAAAAAGAAGATAAAATAGAAGATCGTAAAGACGAACGTGCTAGAATTATAGGTACTCAGCAATCTCAAATGATTGCGCAACGTCAAAACGATGAACTACCTAAAAACTTTGAGTCATCTGGATTTGACTCACTAGGAGGATTTGGACTTGAGCAGTTTGAACCTAGTTAAAAATAAAATCCTTTAATTTTATATTATTATATTATGTCAACAGAAGTAAAACAAGAAGGAGAATTTAAAATGAAGACTCCTACTAAACCTAAAAACTTAGGTAAAAAAAACGAAGTAACTAAAATTGAAATACCTAAAGAAGGTATTGAATCTCAAGGAGAGGTAATTCCTGAGGTTACTAAAGTAGAAATAAAAAACGAAGATGCCGTTCAAACACAAGAGACAGATGATAGCAATGCTATTATCGAAGAGCCCAAAGACAGTGGCGACAGCAAAGAAGTGGTTGAAGAAGTACGGACCACCGACGAAGGAGTAGAATCTCCTTTAACTGTAGTTGAAGATACTGAAGAAGAGCAAGAAGTTGTTAAAGAACAAATACAACAACCAGTTGTAGAGCAAAAACAACTACCAGAAAATATTGACAAGCTAGTTACTTTTATGGAAGAAACTGGTGGAACTGTGGAAGACTATGTTAGGCTTAACGCAGATTATACCAATGTTGATAATAAAACTTTAATTAGTGAATATTATAAACAAACTAAACCACATTTAGATTCTGAAGATGTAAGTCTTTTATTAGAAGACTTTGATTATGACGAAGATATAGATGAACCAAAAGATATACGCAAAAAGAAAATTGCGTTCAAAGAGGAGGCTGCAAAAGCTAAAGACTTTCTTGAAGGCTTAAAAGGTAAATATTACGACGAGATCAAGTTGAGACCGGGCGTAACCCAAGAGCAACAAAAAGCGTTAGACTTTTTCAACCGATACAATGAAGAGCAACAAGCTACTTTAGCTAAGCATGAGGTTTTTAAACAAAAAACTGAACAGTTATTAAACGATGATTTCAAAGGTTTTGATTTCAATGTAAGTAACAAAAAG